TGGTCTCCTTTTGGAGGCCCCCACGAAAGTGGGGGGGCACCCGTACCCTGAAACTAGCACGTTGTGCTAGAGGTACACGGACCGAAGTCCTTCCGAAGAAACCTAGGAGATGGTTTCAAAGGCGCCTCAGAGATTTGTAAATCTGCTGGCGTGGATTTCTCCACGACTGACCATTTTAGCCGTAAGCTGGATGGACAACCCGTTCACCGTAAAAAACGTTTAGTGACTTCAGACAGTTTATAGCAGAACTGCCAACTCACGTCCCGCCACAGAGATCGGAGGGAGGATTCTGGGAACACGGAATCAGACTGGGAGCACTCCAGATGTGGGAATGCGTTGGTGCTCGATGTCAACATGAAGTACTAGCTCGTCCGTCTCGAGCGCATCGTCTTTTGAATACACGAGGACGGCGTACTTTCTCATGTCACCTATATCAGCGCGCATCGCCGAAAGATCATACAACAGTTTGTTGTTGGCTTGGACTCCAGATGCGGCATACTGATAAACCAGTACCGGTGAGGCTCCGTCCGCGAACATAGCAGAGATGGCGGCAACGGATAAGTCCGAGGAGGCAGGAACTTTACGGACTGTCACCCACACGGTAGAATCAAATTTCGGCAAAGGATTAACTCGAATTTGAATGCGCGAAACAAGCTTCTTATCATATTCCGTGACTGAATCAGGTAGTAACAACCTTTTACCGTAATAAGACCCACGGTCTATTTTTGGTGGCTTTAGGGTAATAGATGTGAACGTGTACCCAGGTCTACAGCGTTCACTCCCTACAAAGGTTGGGTGGTTAATAGTTGGACGACCAGCTGCTAACGTCTTATTAAGTCGCGAAAGCTGCTGCGACAAGACTCTAAAGTTAGCATCCGCGGAGGAGGGGGCGGAGCGGGAACCACGACGCGGACGACGTCGACGGTTACGACCAGCACTGGTTGATTCAGATTTGTCCATGACTCGACTCAATTCTACGACACAAAAGAGAAAACACAGCACAAACACTCTCTATATAGTCAGTAGACAATAACGCAATCTCGCGGAGAAGCATCCATGAGAAAGTAAGGGGCTCAACAGGGAGTAAGAGGAATTGAACCTCAAAACTATGATGTAGGCTTACTAAAACCAGATGTGTTCCCTTCTCAACACGGCATCGCGTCACAGATGTCTACTGTATCAACTCACACAGGACACTATAGATATAGTATTATGTACAGACTCACAAATACTTATATACTAATACGCACCAAAGTGCTAAAGACCGTTAACCACCTGCGGTCTGAAGGCTTCGGAGCGGGACGCGGAAGAACTCCCGATTGCGGCGGGAGGGCTCTCAACATTTAAATCCTCGGACTCACTGCGCGCATTTTGATTAATCTTCGCATTCGTTAACAAATATTGCGAAGATTCAATGTTGTTCAATTGCGACTTCAACAGGCGAGCGACAGCTGACGGTTTTGTTTGCTCAGCTAATCTGTTGAAAGGCAGTACTAGAGTCTTCCCAGCTGCGATATGAGTGTAGTTGTTATTCTTGGATGAAAACCTTGCTTGCCAATTACTACACACGCTAGCTGTGGTACCGGTATACCCAATGTAACCATGTCTTTCGATAACGACAGCAAAACACCGCTTACGATTCCCAACTGTTTCCATAGGACAATCATACGTCGGTTGGAAAGACACCAAAGCGGGAAGATCATGGTTATGTAACGAAACGCATTGCCCATCTATGGGAGATAACTCCTTGTCGCCCAGATCAGCTAAGTAAATTCTCAAAGACCCTTCAGCATCAGTGGAAACTGTTCGAGTAACAGCACATAACACTTGAGGGACACTCATGTATCCTTTTGAGCATAATTCACCAACATCATATCCAGACTTAAAGAAGGAAGCAATACGACCGTGGGTTACTTCGGGAACGAGGGGCCGGACTGAAATAGCATTATCAGCGCGCATCCAATGATGCCGGCCTAGGTCACACTCAGTAGCCATTTTCTTAATGGCTTCAGGGCTAAATAATATCTTTTGAAGATCGTCAGACGTAGCCGCTGAGGACTGTTGAGTTAAAGTCCTACTGGTACCTTGGAAAGCCATGCCTCGGGAAATCTAACACACTGTACCCAAAAGATAAAATATGTGCGGACAGCACGACTCAAATGTGCGGACAACACGACTCGACACACACACACGCACACACACAGTGGTAAGATTAC